GGAGACACCAATAAGGTTGTTCGTGGCTCAGAGTTTGAAACAGAATTTGATGCTATATCGACTGCGATTGCTACAAAGTCTGATACAGCAAGCCCTACGTTTACCGGCACAGTTACCATCCCGACTGCTGATATTAACGGCGGGAACATTGATGGGACAGTAATAGGCGCTTCTTCAGCAGCCGCTGGTACCTTTAGCAGCCTTGTCGCTACTACAGCAGACATTAACGCAGGCACAATTGACAATGCTGTAATTGGTGGCTCTACAGCCGTTGCAGGGACATTTACCAACCTTACTGCTAGTGGCACTGTCAACTTTAGCGGTGCAACTATCAGCAACCTTGGAACAATTACGACCGCCAACCTAGACGGCGGCACGGTGGACAATGCTGTTATTGGTGGGACAACGCCAGCCGCAGGATCGTTTACCACACTGTCTGTTTCTAGCACGTTTACCGTAAATGGTGGTGCTGTGACAGCTACAGCGGCTGAGCTGAACATTCTTGACGGTGTTACAGCTAGTGCCGCAGAACTTAACATTCTAGATGGCAAGTCATTTGTAGATGAAGATGACATGAGCAGTAACTCTGCTACGGCTATTCCTAGCCAGCAGTCGGTAAAGGCTTATGTAGACTCACAAACTGGCTTAGGTGGCGCTACGCTTGCAGGTCTTGCTGATACTAACGTTACGTCTCCTGCTGATGCGGCCCTTTTGTTTTACGACACTGGCACATCAAAGTGGATTGATAACGTAGTATCTGGCGACATTACTATTGCGGATACTGGCGTAGCTGCTATTGGCTCTGGCGTTATAGTAAACGCTGATGTCAATGCTAGTGCGGCCATTGATGTATCTAAGACGGCACTGACGGCAGGTACGGGCCTTACCCTGTCTACTAACACCTTGTCCGTAAACTCTACTCAGACGCTTACTGAGCTAGATGTAGACAACATTAAGATTGACGCAAATGCGATTAAGTCTACAGACACCAACGGCAACATCCAGCTATTTCCAAATGGCACGGGCTTTACAGAGCTATATGGCAACACTAATGCTGGTGCTATCAGGTTTAACTGTGAGTCAAATAGCCACGGTGTAACGCTAAAAGGCCCACCCCACTCAGCAGCGGCTACTTATACCTTAGAGCTTCCTAATGCTGATGGCACTGATGGGCAAGTTTTGCAGACCAACGGTAGCGGTAAGTTAAGTTTTGCAGATACAGCAGGTGGCGCAACTTTTGAGGCTACTGCGTCAGGAACATTGGCAAATGGTGACACGGTCATTATTAATGCAAATGGAACTGTTAGTGCGGTTGCTGGATCTACTATTACTCAGACAGCTGGAACAAGGGTCACGTTTGAAGATGGCGTAACCTATTACCCAAGACCTGCTTATGACGCTAATGCTGGAAAGGTGGTAATAGCTTATTCAGATAATGGCAACAGCAATTACGGGACTGCAGTAGTGGGAACGGTAGATGCGTCTGACAACTCGATCAGTTTTGGTACGCCTGTTGTTTTTGAAAGCGCGTATACGGCTCAATACGACACAATTGCTTGTGAGTATGATGCTAATGCGCAAAAGGTTCTTATTGCTTACTCAGATTCAGGAAACAGTAAGTACGGAACAGCTATTGTTGGAACTGTAAGTGGCACATCAATTAGCTTCGGCAGTGCGGTAGTTTTTGAGTCAGCGGAAATATCGCACGTTGATATGGCTTATGACACCAACGCGCAAAAAACACTAGTTGTTTACAGAGACAACGGTAATAGCAATTATGGAACTGGGATTGTAGCGACAATTTCAGGCACGTCTGTTAGCTTCGGCACCCCATCAGTTTGGGAAAGTGCCACGGTAGAGCAAAACACAGTTGTTTATGATTCTTCCGCTCAAAAACACGCTATTTTCTTCAAGGATGTTGGTGATAGCGGCAAGGGAAAAGGTATTGTTGCAACAGTGAGTGGCACCTCTGTTAGCTATGGAACAGCCGCAGAGTTTGACACCACAGGCAGTGCAGAAAAATACGGTGCGGTGTATGACACATCTAACTCAAAAATAGCATTAGGTTTTAATAACGGCACAGACGGTAAGGCCATCGTCGGAACCATTAGCGGCACAGATATTAGCTTTGGCTCACAGGTCACTTTCAACTCTGGTCAAGTTGATGATATGTCTGCTGTTTTTGACAACGACCAAAACAAAGTAATTTTTGTATGGCACTACTCGTCAGGTGCAGGAAAGCTTGTCTCTGGAACAATAAGCGGGACATCAATGTCCTTCGATACAACCTATGAGTATCTTGGTGGAGACAGAGCCGACTTCAACCAAAAAGCTGCTGTGTGGGACAACGGAGCCAAGAGAACAGTAATAGCCTTTAGAAATGCAAGTGGTGGTGGCGCGCTTGCCGATGATGGCATGGCTGTTGTTTTCCAAACTGGCGGCAGTACAACTAACATAACTTCAGAAAACTACATTGGAATATCAGATGCGGCTTATTCTGACGGGGCAACTGCAACCATTCAGATTGTAGGATCTGTAGATGACGCGCAAAGCAGCTTAACACCGGGCCAACAGTACTTTGTTCAAAATGATGGCAGCCTTGGTACAACTGCTGATGATCCTAGTGTTTTTGCAGGAACGGCTGTAGCGGCCACTAAAATTATTGTTAAGGGATAAAACATGAAAACTATCGTAGAAACTGCAACTGGCCTGTCGAAATATCTACTTGAAGATGATGTTTCTGTTGTGGCTAATTCTGACCATATTGTTGTGGGTAATCCCGCTAAGTTTATTGTTGGTGACTTAAACTCTAGCACTACAACAATTACGGAAAACGTTACAAATGCGCCTAGTGACTGGACAGGCAACAAGTACACGTTTGACGGCACTACTTGGACGCAAAACCCCAACTGGGTTGATCCTGACGTTGAGTAAGAAATGAACCCTATGGAAGAACACAGACTGGATCGTATAGAGCAAAAGCTCGACAAGCTAACTGAAGCTGTATCACAGATTGCTCGTGTCGAAGAGCAGATTTTATCTGTGTTCAAGCGTATGGATCGTCACGAGAAAAGACTAGACGATCAGGAGGACGACATACGAGAGCTAGAGAGTGCTGTACTAGCTAACTCAAGCTCAGTAAAGAACGCAGAGAGGTTCTTCTGGGTTGCCGTCAGCGCGTGTGTATCGCTTCTCGTGTACATGGTTAAGTAACGTATGTGGACTGCACTAATTAACCCCATAGCTACTCTGGCAAAAACATGGCTGACCAACCGCCATGAGCGATCACAAGCCAAGCACGTAGCTAAGATGGAAGTAATTAAGAACACAGCTACATGGGAACAAGAGATGGCAGCAGCCAGTGCTACCTCGTGGAAAGACGAGTGGTTTACTGTGGTGTTATCAATGCCTTTGTTAGCTGTATGCTACGGAGTTGCTATGGATGATTTGAGCATTATGCAGCGTGTTGGTTTGGCTTTTTCTGAGCTAGACAAGTTGCCTGAGTACTACCAGTATCTCTTGTACGTAGCGGTAACTGCCAGCTTTGGCATACGTGGTGCTGATAAGCTGATGCAGATGAGGGCTAAATAATGGCTTATGTTCCCCCAACTATTGAAGAAATTACAGAGCAAACAGCAAAAGACAATGCAAGCATCGTCGGTGTAGTGGGTGGAAGCATAGGGCCTAGCCCAAGCACATCAAATGCTATTGCGCGCGCGGGAATACGGGCAGAGCGAGAAGCCTGCAATGCGGCTGGCGGATATTATGCAAATGGTGTCTGTCATGTAGGTCAAGATGCTGTAGATAAAGCATCTACCGCCGCCTCTAACTCAAATGCGCCACAAGCAATTCAAGACAAAGGCAAGAAATGGCTCGAAGAAAACTCTGGGAGCATAGACGGGGACGGAAACTGGACGGGGGATAAAGAAGAGCAGGCAGAAACAGAAGACGATAGTACAAATGAAGACACAAGTGCAATATCAGATGAAGATGCGATTGCTTCTGTTTTGGCTACAGTGCCTGAAAAACTTAAAGGAATTATCACTAAAGACAATGTAATTAAAGTCCTTGAGGCAGGGGCCAAGATGAACGACCCCATGACTAAAATTAAAAGGGCTATGGGTGCTGGTGTTCAATTTGAATGGCCCGGAGATTGGAGAAACTGGAAAGTTTTTGGACCGCTTGCTATCCCCGGCGTACCTCTTCCTCCCGGTATTATTGATGTAACTATACAAGAAGTAATAGACGCCGTTGGAAACATTGGCAAAGAACTTAAAGATTTTGTTGATGATCCTTTAGGAACACTAGGTGATTTAGGTGGTTGGGTATACGGTAAAGTAGAAGAGGTTTTTGGAGGAGATGCAAATGACCCCGGCTGGGGAGGCACGTTAGGTGGTTTTGAAGATTGGGTTAAAGGAACTTTAGGCGGTGTTGTAGGCGGTGCAGTTCTTGTAAACGTATACGATGGTGTTAAAGATATTTTTGATACTAACGCTACTACTACAACCGTTATTCCGGGTGGATCAGAAGAAGAAGAAGAAGAAGACATTCTTGTAGACACAGTTTCTCCTGCAGAAACTTTCAATAACCTTTTAGGAACTGTAACAGATCTAACTGATAACAACGTTACAACGACAGAAGTAGGTGGTTCTCCTAATGAAACTTTCTTAAACCTTTTAGGAACTGTAACAAACCTAACTGATGACAACAAAACCACCACAACTCAAATAGGCGGTTTTGATGATGATGATGATGTACCAGTACGTGAAGGCGGTAAAAAAATGTCTGTTGAACCGCCTCGCCCTAGTCCCCCTCCCGCTACAATTGAAGTAACAAATTATGATAATGCGCCAGATCGTACAGGTGGTAAAGAAATAGTTGATGAACCGCCTCGTATTGTAATTGGTGGCGGTGATGTTTATGTCGACCCTCAAGACCCTGATCCGATTGAAATAGGTGGTCCTGAGCCTACACCGAGTAGCAGCGGTGGTGGCGGTGGAGGCGGTGGCGCAGGAGGTACTGCAGATCCATTTTTAAGAGCTATTAGCTATACCCCTACTGTTCCCGTAGCAATCCGACAACAAGCCCCTGTTGATTTTGCGTCTGGTTTAATGGCAGCACCTGCTCCTATGCAAGCATCTGGTTTAATGAGTCCTACAAATTCTATGGATGTTTTAGGACAATTAATTTTTAGGAATCTAGCATGACCTACTTAAATTTGGTAAATAACGTACTCAGACGTTTACGAGAAGATGAAGTAACTAACGTGTCTGAGAGTACGTACAGCAAGATGGTCGGTGACTTTGTAAATGACGCAAAGGATCTCGTAGAGACAGCGTGGGATTGGTCAGTGTTGCGTAACACCCTTACGATTACGACGGCTGCTGACGACTACACTTACTCACTGACAGGCAGCGGTGACAAAGGTAAAGTTTTTAGGATTATAAACGATACTTCAAACTGCGAGCTACAGTACCAAACACAAGCATGGTTTGACAACGAGTTCTTTGTAAACAACCCAGTGTCAGGCGCGCCTAAGTATTTTACTTATAACGGCGTAGACGCTAATGGCGATACTCAGATTGATGTGTATCCTAAACCTGATGGCGTTTACTCGTTAAAAGTAAAAGTAGTTTTGCGTAACGTACCTCTGAGTGCTGATGCAGATACGTTGGCTATACCTAGCAGTCCCGTAATTCACATGGCGATTGCTCTGTTAGCTCGTGAGCGTGGTGAAACAGGTGGTACATCTACTCCTGAGTACTTTGCCCTAGCTGACAAATACTTATCTGATGCTATTGCTATGGACGCTCAAAAACACCCTGAAGAAACAATCTTCTACACACCGTAGGAATTATTATGGCACAGCCTTTACAAAGCATTAACTTGGTTGCTCCTGCGTTTCAGGGCATCAATACAGAAGATTCTCCTATTGCTCAGGATACATCTTTTGCTGAAGTTGCAGATAATGCAATTATTGACCGACAGGGCCGCTTAGCATCTCGCAAAGGTAACAGTGTAATTACAACTAACAAAACTGTTTTGGGTACAGATTACATTCACAACATTCACGAGTTTTACGACAGTGCTGGCAACGAGGTTATCTTTAGTACTGGTAACAACAAGATTATGACCGGCACTACTACGTTAGTCGATGCTACGCCCGGATCATACACGATTACGGCCAATGATTGGAAGATAGTAAACTTTAATGACAAGGCTTACTTTTTTCAGCGTGGTTATGACCCCTTGGTATATGACAATGCTAATGGCGTAAGGACGTTTAGCGTTGTAAACAGTAATTCAACGAACGCTACATTTAAGTGTAACGAGGTTCTTGCTGCGTTTGGTAGGCTGTTTATTGCTGGCAATGCTACTAATGACACCGTTATTTATTGGTCTGATTTATTGGATGGCACTAAGTTTACTGGCGGCTCTAGCGGATCTATTGATGTTGCAAAGGCTTGGCCTAACGGAGCAGATAAAATTGTTGCTCTAGCGGCGCATAACGACTTTCTTATTGTGTTTGGTGAACATAGTATTATTGTTTATTCAGGAGCAAGCAGTCCTGCAAGCATGGTAATCAGCGACACTGTATCAGGCGTGGGCTGTATAGACAGGAAAACAGTACAGAATATTGGTACTGATCTGTTGTTTTTAAGTGATGATGGTTTACGAAGCCTCGGAAGAGTTATACAAGAAAAATCTCTTCCTATAACAGACGCTAGCCGTAACGTAAAACAAGATTTAATTGCAAAACTAGCATTAAAAACTAGCCCCGCAACTACTGTGTACAGCCCTGAAAACTATTTTTATTTATTAGGATTGCCTGACAGTAACCTTATATATTGTTTTGACCTAAGAGGTCGGTTAGAAAACGGAGCGTTCCGTGTAACTAAGTGGCCTAGTGTTGACTTCAAAAGTTTTGCTAGAGATCGTAACGGTGACGTTTACATTGGTACTGTAGATGGTATAGGTAAATATGACGGGTTTGACGACAACAACTCATCGTATATTTTTCGATATACAAGTCCGGGTTTGACGTTTGGTGACCCTTCAAAGCTAAAGCTTCTCAAAAAGATACGGCCTACAATTATTGGTGGTAACGATTCGGACATTATTTTGAGTTGGACATATGACTTTTCAGTTCAACCTACCACATCTAGGTTTAGGGTTGGCTCATCAACGCCGGGATTTTACGGAGAATCTGAATATACAACTGTTGATTTTACGCTAGGTGATTTGATTAGTCGAAAGTCTCTTAACTGTACAGGTAACGGTTCGGTTGTTACGGTAAGTTTACAAACAGAAGTAAACGGTAGCGTTATATCCCTACAGGAAATGAATGTATTAGCACTTATAGGTAAAACAGTATGAATAATTTTGGACGAGGACTACTATAATGGACGAAATACTAGGTCCACTTCTAGGTATAGGTGGCGCAGCAGTAGGTGGTGGTCTTCTTACTAAAGAAGCATATGACCGTCTTTCTAAAATAGGTGAACAGGCTGTACTAGGGACTGAAGTAGGTGGACAACGTATTCCGGGTACGTTGGAGATGGCTGAACAAGCCTTAGAGCTTTCTAAGTTTAAGCCGTTTACTGTCACTTCAGCTACTGGCGGTCGTTTTGGTGTTACTCCTGAAGTAGACCCCACTACAGGTGCTATTACGGGAGTAGGCGCAGAACTTGCTGTGTCTCCTGAAGAACAAGCGTTACAGGCAGGTCTAATGGGTGGCGCTGAACAGTTCTTTGGTCAGGCTATGACGCCCACAGCACAGCGTGAACAGGAAGTATTTGACCGTATTCGCGCAACACAGGTCGCTGAAGAAGAACGTCAGCGTCTTGCTTTAGAAGAAAGACTAGCTAGTCAAGGCCGTCTAGGTGTACGTACATCAATGTTTGGTGGTACACCTGAGCAGTTAGCTCTAGCACAGGCTCAAGAAGAAGCTCGAAACAGAGCCTCTCTGATGGCACTACAACAAGCACAAGCAGAACAAGCACAGCAGGTTGCTCTAGGAACACAGATGCTAGGTTCTTCTTATGTACCACAAGCTCAGCTTCTTAATGTACAACAAGCATCTCAGTTGTTCCCGCAGTTGCAACAGCAAGCTCAGTTGTTTGGCGCTGGTGAGTTTGGTGAGACTCAGATAAGCGGTCTACAAGCTAGACTGATAGCTGAACAAGCACGAGCTAACTTGTTGGGTAATGTTGGTTCTGGTCTTCTTGGTGGTCTGTTCAGCCCAGTAGCTACTGCTGGAGGCGGTGTTGGTTCTATTATTGGAACTACACTTGGTAAGTTCTTTGAGGGCGGTGAGGAGGGCGAGTAGATGGCTAAATTTTCAGAAACATTTCTACAAGGGTTATTGACTCCTACCTATCAGCAGACTTTAACAGAGGCTGCAAAGGGTGCTGCTATGGCTCCCGGTCTTGCGATTATAGAGAAAGAGCGTCAGGAACAACAAAAAAACCTCCAAGCCTTAATAACTGGTGCGCCTACTCTTGAAAGAATTGCTATGTTGCGTTCTAGAGCGGCTGGTCTAATGACTACCGATCCTGATCGTGCTAAAGCTATTAACGCAGCCGCTGATGGTCTTCAAAAGCAATATGATTCTTTGCAAGATCAAAGAAAGGTAGAACTTTCTGGTGAAGCTAGTCGTATAGCAAGTGATGCATCTATAGGAAACATTCCTCAGTACGTAGCAAGTTTAGAAAATGTTACAGACGCTGAAAGAGGCTCGTTGATTAAACAAGCTACTACGCAAAGAGAGCTTGTTGTTTCTGCTGCTGCTAACGATAACGCTAAAGTTCTTGAGCCAGAGTACGCAAGATTTGTTAAAAACAACCCGGAAGTATTTAAAAACAACCCTTCATATCAAGCAGCGGTACGAGTTAGAAATCTTCCTGCGGGCGAACGTCAAGTTGGTGATTTAGTACGGGCTAATAACCTAATTAGAGAGTTAGTAGACAAAGAAGCTGAACGACAAGGTGTAGCTTTATTTAACGCTGCTTCTGTAGAGTCTAAAGCTACAGGAATGATAACTGAGTTTATCGGTAAAAGTAGTAATTCTACTTTTATATTTGGTCGTGACGCTGTAGAAGCTGCTCGTGAAGTATATGAAGATGAAGATAAACAAGAACAGTTTGTTAAATTTGTAGGGGTTGAGTTTGAAAAAGATCCCAACATAAGTCCAACTCTTGCTGTTAAAAACGCTTTAGACATTATGGGCGAAAAAATAGACCTTAAATTAGAAGCAGGTCGAATGGCAAACGAACAAGAACTTGCAGAGGAGCGGGAGAACGCTATTTCTTTTCTAATGGAAGAAGAAAACTTAAGTAGAGAAGATGCTATTCGTAAGATTAATGGGCTATATTATAAAACTCAGAGCAAAAAAATAGAAGAGGCTACTTCTGCTACACCATCACCGCCTCCTGCACCACCAGTTGTTGATCCTGCGCCAACGCCACCTCCACCACCTGCGCCTACGCCACCTCCAGCGCTTACACCGCGTGTTTCAGGTGGGCCTTTAAGCATTATTGGTCAAAGAGACGCTGCAAACAGAGCAAGAACTGCAGAATTTTTAAGGCAATTAAACGAGGAAGCAAAGCTAAGAAGAGAAGCCGCTGCCCAACGGGGTACGTTTATGGGTAGACCATTACGCAATCAGTAAATAAATATAGCTATTAACGTATCTGCTGAGTAAAAAAATATGCCTGTAGCAACTGCTAAAGAATTGCGTAGTAAAGAGCTTGATCCTCTTTTTAGAGATCCTGCTGTTGGTCGTGCCTTGGACATGATGAACCTTGATCCTTATCTTACACAAGATAATATACTACTTTGGATCGAAGCGGTAGGTGAAATTGAATCTTCTGGTGGTAAAAAAACCAGTAACAAAGAGCGAGTAGGTGAAGGTGGTACATCTGCCAAGGGTAACTACCAGTTTACTGATGAAACTTATCGTAGGTATCTACAATCTTATGTAAATGCTAGTAACGATGTAGGCGCTGATGTACCTGAATGGGTCACAAAAGAGATTAATAATCCTAATCGTGATCCTAGATCGTTATCTGATAATCAACAACGTATTTTACTTATAGTAGGTACTCACGCTAGGCATCCAGACGCCGATATGCAAAAAGCATGGGGTGAGGGTGATCTTTTAGGCGCTGGTAAAAAAATATTTTATAAGACACACTACGGAGCTAAACCAGATCGTAAAACTGTTCAGGTTGTGAACAGAGAGTTTGGCAGAATTGAAGACAGAATAATTACGTTAGCTCCTGAAAAACCTGATGTACCGTCTACAGACTTTGAGCCTCGTATAGAGTCTGAGTTAGCGGCTACTCAATATGCTGCATCTTATCCTAACGAAGTAGACAGACAAAAACTAAAAGAAACACTTCAAGAAGTACGCACTGATGTACAAAGAGTTCTTGAGCCTATTATCCCTACTCAACGTGGGCAGGTTCCTGTGCCTGAACCAAAGGTAGAGCTAGATCCTGTAGAGAAGTATCTTAATCGTATTGTGACACCTGAAAGATCAGGGAGATTCCCTGAAGTACAAGTGTCTGCACAAAGAGTTCCTGAAAGGTTGTTAACTCCTGTAGATGTACCTTCAAGAGCGCCTGTAGCTATACCGCCTACAGCAACACCTCGTTTAGAGTCTGAGCTAGCAGCTACTCAAATGGCAGCTATGCAGCCTCGTGTGCCTTCAGAAGTCACTGTACCACAACGTGCAGGGAGATTCCCTGAAGTACAAGTACAAGCCAAGCGTGTATCTGAGCAACCGTTAGAGGTTGTTCCGAGTGTAGATCCTGTCCAGAAGTACCTAAACAGGGCTATTTCTACCGCTCCAGCAGTTGTAGCAGAGACTCCAACAGAGCTTGACCCTGTTAATTTATATCTTAAAGCACTTAAAGACAAAGAGGAAAGGGAAAGAATAGGATTTATCAGAGAAGTTGCTGGTGGTCTGACACTACAATTCAGTGAAGAGCTAGAAGCCTTGATGTCAGATGAGCCTTACGAAGTAGCTGTAGAACGTATTCGCAAAGACCGAGAACAATATCAGTTCATGAATCCTCGTGCTGCTTTTTATGGAGAAATAGCTGGTGCTGCCCCTACTAGTCTTAGTATTATTAGTCTTCTACGCGCTGCTGGAATTACCTCTGGAACAGCCGCTGGTGCTTTAGAGTTTGGTGCTTATGGTATGGGTAGTGGTGAGGGCGTAGAAGATAAGTTAATAAAGGGCGGTTACTATAGCGCTGGTGGTGCGGTAGCTGGTCGTATATTTGATAGTATATTTGACCCAAATCTAGGCCGTCAAGTTAACTCTGTTGATGAGCTAAATGCACAGAAAGCTGACTTACAAGAACAACTACTACAAGAAGTTAAAGTTGATCGTCCTACTGCTGAAATAACTAACGATGAGTTAGCTACTCAGTTGTTGCTACGAGAAACAGAATACTTAGGCGATGTTATAGGCAGGCAGGGTGCTTTGCCTTCTGACTTAGGTAGTATGCTTACTCGTATGCGTACTTATGCTGAAGACATGGGCGTAAACATGAATCAGCTAAACAAAGTCTATAACTCTAATAAAGATATAAAGGCGTTGAGAGATACTATCAATCAAAAGTTTGATTCTCTAGAAGAACTGTCTCTGTTAAGACAAGACCTGCTAGATCAAACAACTGGTCGTCTGATTTCAGACACAAATACGACTATACCTCAAGCACAAAGTACAATCTTAAAGCTAAGGCGTCTTGCTTCTCCTACCGCTACTCTTGCTGAAGAAACAGTAGGTAAGTCTTTTGCTGCTCGTATTATACGTGGTATGAACCGTGTTGTTCGTGGTCAGCACATTTTGGATAAGATGTGGAAAGGTATGGAGCCTTTTCGTGAGTTGGCTCAGTCCAACATAAAATTTAACGATGCTCTGCTTGATGTAATGAACTCTCGTCTGAAGCAGGAATTCAGAGAAGCTCGTCTTAAGTCTGCTATTAACATAGCAAAAAAAGAAATAGGAGAGGGGGCAGAAGAAAGACTCAACAAGTTCTTTGATGACAACCTAGAGTTTTCTAGTCGTTATCGTAGAGAGGTAACAGCAGGCGATTTGTCTCGTTTGTGGATGCATTCCAATTTAATGTCTACTGCACAAGATTCTAGTCTACGTACTTTTAGACAAAGAGCAGCGGCTAAAGCAGAGGATGCGGCATCTAAAGATATACAGCGTCCTTCAATGAAAAAATGGCGTAAGCAGAATGCCGCTAACGATAAAGAATACGAAAATATATTTGACTCTCACTGGAGATGGCAGCGCCAAACTCTTACAAGGCTGGAGCTAGGTAAACAACTAGGTTTTCGTACTGCTGGTAAGCCCGTTGTAGCACAAGGTAAAAAGACACTAGAAGAAACAGCAGCTAAAGAAGCAGGAAGTTTTAAGTTATTTGATGATCGTATTATTAGAGAAGCATTAGAACGAGAAGGTCTTTCTGAGGTTCAGATACAAAACGCAATAGAAATTATTGATGACTTGGGTATCAACGCTAACAAAGGTATGTCTCATGAGCTAGAGTTGATAAGAAGTCTAGGATACATAGGTACTATTGCTAATCCTTACGGTGCGCTGATGAACGTACATGACCTGTTTAACGCCTCTTTTGAGTTAGGTACTCGCAACGTCATAGCTTCTTTGTTTGGTAAAGACGGCATACGTTTTAGTCCTTCTGACATGGGACTAGCCCGACAAGTGTTTGGTGATTTTGTGCGTAAAGCGCGAAAGGGGACGGATAAAAAATTACTTGGTGAAAAGTTTAGTGGTAATAAATTTTTAGAAAACGCTGCACAAGCCAGTGAATCTCTTCTTGAGTGGTCTATGAAGTGGTCGGGTTTCGCCAAGCTAGATCAGTTTGGTAAAAGCCGTATCATGGGTGCTTCTTTCCGTAAGGCGCGTCAAGATATTAACAGAGGTGTTTTTGATAACAAGTGGCAGTACAGTTTTAGTAGAGGCGAGCTAGATCAAGTAAAAAGAGACATCCTTGCTGGCAATACTGAGAGTGAGTTAGTACGTGATCTCGTGATGTTTGATTTGTTTAAGTTGCAGCCCATCAACGCAGCGGCTCAAACAGCCTTTGGCCTCGCTAATCCCAATGCTCGTTTGTTCTATATGCTCAAAGGTTTTGCTATCAAGCAGTTTGATTTGATGGAGCGTAGGATATTTAAAGAGTGGAAGGAAGGTAACAAAAGGCAGGCTTTGCAAAACGCAATGCGCTACATGGTTCTGTCAGGTGGAGGCTATGGTATTGTCAATGAAGGTCGTCAAGTTATTAAAGGTGATGTACCAGACCCAGAACAAGCTGCAATAGGAGCTTTGTATCAAGTGGGTTCGGTATTAACATTCGGTGCTATGGGTGCTAACGACTATGGCTACGACAAGTTTATGAGTAATCCTCTTCAAGCTGTAGCAACTAATTTGTTACCGCCTGTTACTGCTACGTTCCCATCAGCAGTCATAGAAGATACCGCTGATGTAGCACGGGCTGTACTGGCAGGTGAAACACCTAATCCAATCCCTGATGACTCAATCTATGCCTTACCTATTGTCGGTAAGATTCTTGAAGGAGCTTTGAAAGAATGAAAACCAAGAACAACAACGATAATCATAGCGTTTCTTATACATCTATCGACTATCACTCTATGTGCGAGAAGTCAAAGGACAAGATTAAACGCATGAAAGAAATGGGGATGACTACGCCCCATGACCCAAAGGATAAGCCAGAGGACGTAGCCAAGAAGGACGGTGGTTACTCCATATTCTTCATGTCATAACTCACAGTTGTTACCTGTGCAGGCCAGTTGCTGTGACCCTTCAGTCATGTCGCTGGCCTCTTCTATATCCCACGATATCTCTGTAGGAAAACCCTTCTTGAGTTCTTTCAAGGTAGCCTTATCTACAGGTTCATAAGGAGCCTGCTGGTACGTGTGGTCTGAGTAAGGCAAGAAAGAAATACCACTTACCTTATCAAACTTGTTGTACAGCCACTGTCCTACCTCTAGAAACTCGTCATCGCGGTAGTAGCAAGTCATTGATGGCTTGTGCTCACACCAGTAGTCCTGATATATTTCCCACAGATCTAGCTGCTCCATAGCACCCATGTCTGAGGCTGTCACAGCGCCTTCAGGAGACGCGATAGGAAAGGAGAATACCTTAGTACTAGGTGACATTAGGTCGTCCTCCACAGGCACACCAGCGGCCTCTAACACGCTGCATAGTGGATCACGAGCATCCGCGCGTACTCGTCGAATGTACTGCGAGCTATAACGAGGATGGATACCACTAGCGCTATCGACCAACTGACTAACAGTACCGCTAGGCTTGATCGCAGTAATAGCGACAGAAGGATTAATGCCCAGCTTCTTAGCCCATTGCTCGTTAGTGACGATAGCCTCATTACGCATCTCCGTTAGCCACTTCTTTAGTTTAGCTTTGTCTTCTCGTCCTGATAGTACAGGATGATCCATGATGCCAGTAAGACTAACACCTAGTAGTGCTTCTTCTTCTGTGTTTACTCGCCAGACGTTTCTGAGATATCGGAAATCTGTGAGGGTAGCCTGTAGAGTTCCAAGGATAGACGCAATGCGTACTTTTCGTTTGAGGCTAGCGAGCGTATCGGATGGCCTGATAACAACTTCAGATAGGTTGCAGAACTGGTAGGGTCTGAGGATGATTTCACTACATGGATTAGTTCCAAAATCATAGGTAGCATCTCGTCGCTCGTTTCTTGCAGCCTGTTTTTGACTTGCCACTCGACTAAAGACACCTCGTTCACCAGATCGTGATTCATACAGACTAGTCCACTCATTCAGGAATGCTTCAAAGTCTGGCTTCTCTGTGTAACAAGCAGAGTTATTAGCCAGCCCACGTTGTGGCTCATCAGTCCACCATTGCCCATGCTTACAGCGACGTAGCCTGTCGTCCGTTAGGTTGGAGAGACTGATGAGGGCTGATCGTCTGACTCCCCCGACAACGACGATTTGAGCAATCTTACAGCAAAGATCGTGGCATTCAATGGATGTAAGGCGTCGTCCAGCTGCTCCCTGAAAGAGTTCAACTGTGAACTTGAAAAGATCGATGAGAGGCTCAGGACCACTTGCACGGCCTCCGAAAGTCTTGAGTGTGGAACCTGCAGGTCGTACTCTGCTAACGTCCCATCCGGGAACTTGACCTGAGTACAGCAGTGATACCAGCTCCCTAAACGATTTCGCCCATCCGATCTTCGAATCTGCAACATTAATAACTGTGTCGGTTTCATGGAATGTCTCCGCTACTTCTGGCAGCTTTGCTATGTACTGCCGTTCAACACTGAACCCTACCCCTGTACCACACATCAGGACGTACATCATCTCGTCAAATGCTTTTGGATGGTCAATAGGTAGGTAGCTACAGTTAAACCCTGCTACGTTGTCACGATCTAGTGCCTCACCTGCGGTCATCAATGCTCGCATAGACGGCATTACATCTAGATCTTGGATAGCTTTAGATATCTCTGATACATCAAAGTCATTCAGTTCAGCACGGTCTACCCAGTAGTTAACGTAGCGGTTGACGGTTTCTTCCCACGTTTCTCTACGTTGTTCTTCTGGTAGGTATCGTGCGTAGCGGGACTTGTGTATGTATTGTTGATATGCGTCCAATTATATTACTCCTTTGTTGGTCTGTGTATCTGGTCCAATTAATAATTTCTTCTTTTGTTCTGTAACACCCTGAACATTTATCGTTGACTAACTTACATTGTTTTATGCAGGGGCTTTCCATAATAAAAATAACAAAACATATATAATGATTAGTAGAATAACTACAAAATCTAAGGGTGGTTTGTTGAACACTAAGTTATGCCAAGAGTTTCGTTTGCTATTGCGGCCTGTGCCAATCCAAGAAGCAAGTATACACCGTCAGGATATTGTTCGGTAGCTGTGACTTCAAATAATTCTCCGTCTTCGTACATCACAACAACACACTTAACTGGTCTGTTTTCGTCTTCGTATTCCTTGCTACGCATAGCCAAAGCCGCTAAGAACTCAGATGTTTTAATACCTGTGTCTTCTTTCTTACCAAAATGACCTTCAACTATTTTCATTTTGTAAACGTTCCAATAGTATTTCAAGATAGTGGATAGCTTTCTTAATATCTTCTATGCCATTCTTGTTCTTCCACCTTGTGATGTACTTGATAGCGTTGGCTTCACACCAATCTATCTTGTTAGCAATGATAAAGTCTACGGGCTGTATGGCATAGCGGTTGTAATGATCACCTCCTACTTGTTTCTTGATGGGGTGTTGGTCTTGAGGGTGGTACAGTTTGCCGTACACTGTAGTACTGGCCTTGTCCCATTGCTCTGGTGTTGCATCGTTAATAGACATTCTCTTCCTCTAAATCAAACTTCCAACTGTTAGTGTCCACCTTGTCAGCGAACCGCTCAACCAACTCTTCAGACGTAATCTCTAACGCCTCCATGATAGTCACTTCATCGTAGCGTTTAGCTACTCGTTCAAGTATCTCGTCAAGAGTTAGCACCGTACTTCCCCCGTAGATAGGACATAGACACAGGCATCTCGTCAAACGTGCCGTTGTCTACCTCGTTGAATACCCACAACCCAGACCATGATCCGTTAGTCTGAGGGTTCAGGTACTCCTCGTCGTGTTGGTAATAGATACCAGCAAACAAGGATGTCATTCTTTTTCCTGCTGCGTTCCTGTCAAAGGCAATGTCTCTGTCTTGTACATGTCCCATGACGCATGACATATGTTTCTTTTGGAGCAGTAGTTTTGCATTAGTAACTGGCCTGCCCATGACACCGCTAGTGAAAAAGTGGCAATAAGCAATACCGTCCACAATAACTGGCTGAAGATACGGATATACTTCCCAGCCTCTGAGATTGAGATCCTCATAGCTCATCAGTCCTTCTAGCTTGGCATCGTTCTCTACTGCACGTTCCACTCTGTACTCGTGGTTGCCAAGGGTAAAGATGAGGCGAGGCTTCCATACCTTCTTCTTCATCCTACGCATACGTGACTGCTCTGCCCTGATGCAGTCCATGAACACCTGCATAGCCTCGTTGCCAGCCTCTACGTCAGCAGAGTAACGCCTACCTTCGAACGACTTCTTTCCCACATCGTATGATGACAACGATGGAAAGTCCCAGTGATCCCCCAGATGTATGATGGTGTTAGGTTTGATCGCCGCTGCATAGCGTCCTGCCCACAGCATATGGTCGATAGGATGATTTGGTTTGATCTGAGTATCAGGTATTATTAGGTGTCTCATCTTCTCCATCCTGTAGGTATTGTGTCAAGAGTGTGCCAACGGAATCCATGTTTCTCTGCCCACTCTTCCATTGTGTAGCGTGTACCGTCCTTTCTTCTTCGTGATCCCGGCATGGGGGTCTTGGCTCGTTGGAAGAGAAATACCAGCTCCTCCTTTGGGCTAAGTGTCTCCGCGATGATGACATACTTACGTGCCTCCTCTGATGTACGGAACCTACCCTTAGCTTCTATGTACCATGTCTTACCACGGTGCATATAAACAAAGTCAGGCTCGTAATGTTTAGGAACAAGATAAAACAGTCGTTGTTCTGGATGATACTCACAGCCCTGCATAATCTCATGGGCTTCTTTCTCAAACTTAGAATCATATTTCACTTGGCTTCTCGTACTTGTCATCAGGTGAACGTAGCAGGTATAGAAGTTGTAGGCTTTCTAGCAGCCTGTCTTCGTCCAGTTCGTTGTCCCAATAGTGAGTAAGACAAGTGCTGTAACATTCCCATTCTGTTGTGCATGGGTCAATGATCTTGTCTGCTTTCTTAGGACCGACACCATGTATGCCCGGTATATTGTCAACACGATCACCCATCAACGCCTGCTTGTACAGCCAACGCATAGCATCATCTTTCTTAAATGCATTTAAGTTTTTCTTGGTGTAATCGTACATACGACAAGGAATCTGTTTGAAGTCTTTGTCTAGTGAACAGATGATAACATCGTGGTCTAGCTCAGTTGCTTTGATTGCAATAGCATCGTCAGCTTCCATGCCGTTGACAACCTGTGCGTTCCACTCTGAAACCATGTATTCACGTAGCAGATTTTTGTGTACTGGGACTCGCTTGTTGTCACGGTTACCTTTGTAGGGTTGGGTAGTGGCAACCTCGTCCCTGAAGTTACCCTTACCCGTGAGGTATACAACGCTAGATGTGTAGTGTTCAGACAAATCCACGACCATTTCGGACAGGTAGTTGTCTAGGGTCTGCGTTGCGACTTCTTCAGTCTCTTCATCGCAGGCAAACCCCACACGATACACCAGCATATCACCATCAATCAGTATCACAGAGCTTCCATCTCTTCGACTTCAGGTGCATACTCAACAACGTCACTGACTACAAGACGCTTGAGCGTGGCACTACGACCTTTCTTCTTGAGGTATTCCCAATCGTAGTACCCGATGAGACATCGAGCTTTGGAACCATTACCCACAACGACCCCTGATTCTGGGTCATCCATCTCATCTCGGGGTGATCGTCCTTTGATGAGCATCTCTGATCCGTCAGGGTTGAAGGCTCGATACTTGTTGTTAGACTTACAGGTGATGTAGTTTCCACGATCATCTCCCTTGTTGTGAACGTTAAGTCCCATATCTTCCAACGCAGTTACAGCAGCCTCAGAAAGATTAGCAAGATCTACTGTGTACTTACCAGCTAACTCATTCTTGTGAGTTAGGTTAGGCCAGAACAAATCACAGTTAACCATTACATTGGGTGCTTGATCAGACATATAGCATTCTCCTGCTAGTTAAACTTACCATAATATTATACCACATAAAATAGAATTGTGCTAGTGGGTATCGGCCCAACTATTACCAACTCTATACTCTCCGTCCAACGGACAGTTCAGTTGCAGGACTTCACCTGCGAATACCATTGCGTTGACGCATGACTTACCAATGAAGTCTGCATCCTCTGGGCGGCACTCTATCTGCCACTCATCATGAACCTGTGCTACCAGCTTGAAGTCAACACGAGCCAGTAGGTCATACAAAATAACAATAGCCTGCTTCATTACCACAGCGCCAGCGCCCTGCAGTAGCGTATTCAGTGCGGCGTGTTGTGATCGTACACGTATACGTCTGCCGTCTAGTCCAGTTAGGAACCCTGTCTCTGCATCAGTCAGTACCTCTGAACGTAGCTTTGCCAATGCGGGTGTGTTCTCTAGGAACGCTGCCTTGAGTCTCTTACCGTGAGCGGCACTGCCCCCTACGACACTACCTATCTTGGCATCTCCTGCACCGTACAGGAACGCATAGATGAATGTCTTAGCTTGATCTCTTGTTTCTAATCCTGCGGCTGTCTGGTTAGCCGTGTGTATGTCACCTGATAGTATCTCGTTGGTGTAGGATTCATCATCCATGTAGTGTGCAAGCATACGTAGCTCAAGACCGCTGGCATCAGCACCAACCAAAACACGGCCTTCAGGGGTGGTGAACAGGTCACGACACTGCTTACCATACTCAGCCCTTACAGCAGGAACTTGAGCCATGTTCGGAGAAGAGTGCGCCATTCTACCCGTGACAGCACCAATGGGCCTAACTCTTCCATGTATGCGTCCCATCTCCGTGACAGCTTTGATCCACGAATCGACCTGCGATGCACGTTTCTGGCACATAAGGTAGCGGAGGATAATCTTAGCCTCAGGAATCTGTATCTGCTCCTTAAGTGTTTTCTCATCAACTTTTGGTTTGCCTGACGGAGTAAGCTCCTTCCAAATAGCGCCCTTGCTCTCAAGTCTTTCTGCGATTTGTTGCCTGCTCCCGACGTTAAATACTGTAACTTTATCCTTGAGCTTCTTACCTGTCTTTTCACTGACTCTTTCTTCAATGATAGGTGGAAACACTTGTTGTAAGTCATTCTCAATCCTGTGCATACGGGTAGTTAGTTCTTCGTACAAGTCAACAGCACCCTGCTTGTCAAACTCAAAGCCGTTGTCTTCCTGATCCTTGCAGATGAATGCAACGTTGTGTTCAAGGTCAACACAATGCTGAGTGAATCCAAACATCTGCATCTGTCCCATGAGTGCGTCGTGCAGGCGCTGAGTCACATCAACATCACGCTTGCAGTACTCAATCATCTCAGGTGATATCTCATCCCACTCATCATGCTCACCCTTAGCAAACCCAAGCCTGCCACCCCATGCAGCTAGGCTGTGACCACCATCTAGGTCAGGGTGGAACAGGCGCGACAGTACTAGAGTATCGACAACTCTATGTGCTGGTATACGGATGCCCCACAGTTTACGCATAACAGGAAGATCATAACCAATAAGATTGTGTCCACATACCTTGCCACCTTTTGCCAGTTCATCCATCAAGCTCCGTCTAGATAAGTGAGTCAAGTGAGCTTCGTTCGGTCTCTTTGTAACCACGCAGTGTATCTTCGTAGGGTTCAGGCCGTCTGCCTCTATGTCTAGAAACACAGTATTCGTAGTAGGTGAGATCAAGCTGTTGTCCTTTTGTAAGTTCATGACCACTCTCCCTCATCTCCATGTTCTGTTCCTGTTGCATAATCCAATTGCTCATCCTCGACATAACGTAACTCCTCTAAATCATATAGGTCAGCATAGTCTATGTTACCTATGGCTGTCAAATTATCATCAGCAAGGAACCGACTACACTCATTACACAAATCAACAAACTCACCACTGCCGCTGAACTTCTTGGTCAGCTCGTAGTTTGTCATGATCTTATCACACGCTTTGCATCTCATTCAATGATCTCAGTGAGCCTCCCCGTGTCCTTGTTATACATCAGCGCCGTAGCTGGGCCTGTCATTCCACTGAACCTGTTCTTGAGTACACGCACGTTGGTGGTGTTGCGTACCATCTGATCCTCTGCCTGTGCGTTACGCTCTAATCCTAACACGATGTCACTCAGTTGTGCTATCGCTGCTGAACCACGTAGCTGTCCAAGACTAGTGTATGCCCCGTCCTCGTGTCCCTTACCATCAGGCCGTTTGAGATGTGACACAACAAACATACACACACGCATCTCCTGACAGAACATACGTAGCTTGGTCATGATCTCATCGATAGCCTTACGCTCGTCTCCGTTGTCCTGATCCGACACTAGTATGGAGATATGATCCAGCACAATGTACTGCACACCCAACACCTTGATCTGATAACGGAACCGTGCCAGTACGTTCTCAATCTTATTGGAACCAAACGTATCCCACAGCACAACACGGTCATCAAGATCAAGACTATCAAACACTTGGTCTACCTCACTTGCTGAGTAGTCACAGCCCGGAAGGTGGATAGGCTTGTTGATCTGTAGTCCCACTAGACCACGCGCTGTCCTGTCCGGTGTCTCTTCAAGGAACGCTAGTCCCACCCTGTCGTTGGTCTGTCCAAGGATGGAGAACACTAGCTCACGCATGAACGTGGACTTACCCAGACCAGAGCCAGCACAGATAGTGACTAGCTCAGTAGGACGTACACCAAACGTCATGTCATCTAGCCCCTTGTATGGGTAGCGTACCTCTGCCTCCTCCAATGGTTTCTTCAGAGCCTCACGCAGAGAACCCAGCATCACCATACCATCAGGTGTGTAGGTCTTCGCCGCCCACCACCGCTTAACAAAGTCATCCTTGTCTGCATTCAGCAGGTAGTCACACGCATCCTTGTGTTCACCATGATGGTAGATCCTAGACTTACCACCAAAGATGTCAGCACATTCTAGAGCAGCAGAGCGGCCATGATCGTCGTTGTCAAAGCAAAAGATAATATGATCGTACTGGTCGAGAAAGTCGTAGGCGCGGCGACAGTCAGCAGCAGCACCTTTGGCACCATTACGAACAGACACAACAGGATACTTGCCACCAAACATTTGATAGGATGCCAATGCATCGAACTCTCCTTCTACTACGGTTATGTATTGACCACCAGACGGGAACATATGTTGACCGTACAACCCAGCCTTCTTCCAGTCCCCACCAATCTTGAACTGCTTATCAGGATACCTAGTCTTCACCGCCACTAGCTCACCAACAGGATCATGATAACCAAACAGAATGTTACCTGCCTTCTGTTGTGCAGAGTACGCCGCCATCGTAGTAGCAGTTAGACCCCTGTCCTGATAGCCCTTGTATGGCTCTGTGAAGGCCGCTTTGTCGAACCCTTGTCCGGGTACTACTCGTTCCTTAATGTTGCTCACAGAGCCTCCTGTGTCCTCTGACGGGGTGAACTTAGCACAGGCAAAGCAATAACTAGATCCATCCTCGTTGTAAGACAACGCATCACTAGAACCACAATCACCACACTCTTGGTGTAACTTAACAAAAGCCATCAGTGTACTACCTCCGCATCACCAAACAGCTTGTCGTACTTATCTTTGATCTCGTCATCAGAATAGGTTTGATCCAAAAACTCACGTTGAAGCTTGATGTATATCTGAACAATCTCAACCAACGTGACCTGAGTAAACTCGTACTCCACTAGCTCTTCAATCATTTGTTCTCGTGTCATATGTAGTTCCTATGTATTAGTAATAATAATAATATTAATAATAGTATTAGTAATAATATTAATACTTAGTTATCTATATAGTTTAGTTTACCACACTAAACTACACAGTCCACGTTATTTTCTCGGTCTTTTTTCGCATTAATTATACGCTCGTTACGCTCATCACTGTCCCACGCTACGGTAGTACACGGCTTTTCAAACACGATCACCTCACCATCGTAGTAGTCGTCAGGTCTAGTAAAGACTCTGTTAATTTTTCTCATATAGAAAGGTGTTATGTCACACCACCTACACGCAATCAATTCCATTTGATATCCATGCTCCTCATATATTTCTGAGAAACCAAACTCCATTGCTCCACTATCACCGTCGGTGTATAGAACTTTAACAGCGCCACTATCATACTTTTTAACCCTAAACTTAGCACCAGAAAGACACTCTGTAAACTTAAACAAGTGGTCTAAGTCGTTGAAGTCAAAATCCTCTACGACTTTTAGTCGTCTTTCTTTATCATCTTTCACGTTTAATTCTCCTATGTTTTTCACCGTAATTTAGCTCGACAGGTGTTTCAAGTAGGCAAAGAAAGT